TCAGTTTGGCAGTTTCCAACATCTGGAACTTTATTAATAGATTCTGAACAAATTACTTATACAGGAACAAATACATCTTCTATGACTATAACAGGATGTACTAGAGGAGCTAATGGTACAACAGCTGCGACTCATGCAGATAATGCAACTGTATATGATTATACTTCTATTACTTATGGACCAGATGATATTTTAGAAATGGTTTATAGAAATACAGAACAAACTCCAGTTGTTGATTTTCCACTTACAAAAATTAATAGATCAGCATATAGCGGACTATCTTCTAAATATGCAACAGGTCAACCTACACAATATTACGTTCAAAGATTTATAGATAAAATTACAATCACTTTATATTTAACACCAGGATCAGATCAGGTGAATAATGTTATTCAATATTACTATGCAAAAAGAATTCAAGATGTTGGAGCTTACACAAATGCAACAGATGTTCCATATAGATTTGTTCCATGCATGTGCGCGGGACTTGCTTATTATGTAGCACTTAAACTTGCTCCACAAAGAGTAGAAGGATTAAAATTATTATACGAAGATGAATTAAAGAGAGCATTAGAAACTGATGGATCTTCTTCAAGTTCATTTATAACTCCAAAAACTTATTATCCAAATGTCTAATCTATCAAGAGGAAAATATTCTTATATGATCTCTGACCGTTCTGGTTGTAGATTTCCATATCAAGAAATGGTTCAAGAGTGGAATGGTTCATGGGTACATACTTCTGAATTTGAAGCTAAACAACCTCAATTAGAACCAAAACCAACAACAGCTGATCCACAAGGTTTAAGATATGCGCATCCAGATAGAATTGAACCACCAGTAATTGTAGTTTTAACTTTAAATCCTTTTTCAACAACTAAGTATGCAGGTTCTACTTATATAAATGTTTATTCAGAAGATCATGGAAGATCAACTGGCAATATCGTAAGATTTAGAGGCCCGCCGCAAGTTAACATTGTAGGTACACCTTCTAGAGAAGATTCTTTTGATGATGTTCCATCATTTGATAATGTTACAGATATTTCAAATGCAAATGGATTTACAATTACCGTTGGAAAAATTGATTCATCTGGTATTGTAAGTGATACTTTAAATTATTTTTATTTTTTAAGTACAAGTACGGCAACAACAGGAAATATATCTGGCGGCGGGGCACAATGTTCTGCAGGACCAGTTACACTACAGGCTTAATATGACATACACAGAATTAGTTACAAAAATAAGAAATTACACAGAAGTAGATTCTAATGTATTAACAGCAACTATCATTGATGGATTTATTCAAGATGCTGAATTTAGAATTTTAAGAGATGTAGATTCTGATAACAATAGAAAATATGCAACATCTTCGGTTGTTATAACTCAAAAATATTTTACAGTTCCTGATAATTGTTTAATTATAAGATCAGTACAGATATTCAATACGGATAATACAATATCTTTTTTAGATGTTAGGGATGTATCCTTTATCAATGAATATAACCAAAGTAATACTACAGGATTACCTAAATATTACGCAAACTGGGATGAAAATACAGTTGTTGTAGCTCCTACCCCAGATCAAGCTTATAACGTACAAGCAAATTATATCTTGAAACCAACTGGATTATCCGCTACAACTGCTAACACATATTTAAGTCAGCAATTTCCCAATGGCTTATTATATGCTTGCCTAGTTGAGGCTTATGGATTTTTGAAGGGTCCAAATGATATGTTGCAATATTATGAAAATAGATATAAGCAAGCTATCGAAGGATTCTCATTAGAACAAATGGGAAGAAGACGAACTGATGAGTTTCTAGATGGAGAACCTCGTATAGCTCGTAAACCACAATAAGGAGAAACAAATATGGCTATTACACAAGCGTTACCAAATAGTTTTAAAAAACAACTATTAGATGGTGATCAAGATTTTTCAACTGCGGGTGCTGGTGGTGATAAGTTCAAGTTAGCTCTTTATGTATCAACTGCAACATTAGGTGCAGCAACAACTGCATATACTTCAACAGGAGAAGTAAGTGCTTCTGGAACAGGTTACACAACAGGTGGAAAAGCATTAGTAAATTCTGGAACATCTCTTGTATCAACAGTTGCTTTTACAGATTTTGCTGATCTATCTTTTCAGAGTGTTACTTTAACTGCAAGAGGCGCATTGATATATAATACTTCGTTTAGTAATTCTGCAGTTGCAGTATTAAACTTTACGACTGATAAAACAGCTACTTCAGGAACATTCACTATTCAATTCCCAGCTTTTACAAGTTCAGCCGCTATTATCAGGATCTCTTAATAGGAGTAATCTGGCATGGCCAACACAGCTTGGGGCGAATTAAGTTGGAGTGCAGGAACCTTTGGTGGAGCAAATGATGTTGATGTTTTAATAACAGGTCAATCATTAATTTCTGCTTTAAATGATGTTTCTATTTCTCTTAGTCCAAATGTTTCTTTAACTGGAGAACAGTTAAGTACATCTTTAAATTCTGTTTCTTTTTCAATTGATGGAAATGTAGCTCTTACAACCAACTTAGCAAATTTAACTTTAAATAGTGTTAGTGCATTTCCAATTATATTAGTACCCGTAACAGCACCTGGAACACCTACAACATGGGGAGCAGATAGTTGGGGAAGTGGTTCTTGGGGCGAAAATATTGGTCTTAGTTTATCTCAAGGAACGGCTACAGTTGATGTAATAACTCCGGCAAATGTAACAGGACAATTATTAAGTACATCTTTAAATTCAGTAACATTAACAATCGATGGATCGGTTGCCTTAACAGGCCAATTATTAAATGCTCAATTAAGTAGTGTTGGTATCTCTGCAGATGGTAATGTTTCAATTCCAGTATTTGAAAATCCATTAAGTTTAGCACTTGGTACAGTAGATCCTGCCCCTGATGCAAACGTAACTGGTCAACAATTAACTCTAAGTTTTAATGGAACTGTAGATATAGATATAGCGGTTGCAGCAGTTGTAACAGGTCAAAATTTAACATTAGCTTTAGGTAATGAAACAGTTGATTTAAATACTCCTGTTAATGTAACAGGTCAGAGTTTAACATTAGTTTTAAATTCAATATCTACTAAAATAGATGTTTCTATAAATGTGACTGGATTTGGCTTGACAGGAACAACGGGTCAATTATACGTAGGTGCTTGGGCTCCTGTAAATACTGGACAATCTATAGTATGGACAGAAGTAGCGGCTTAAAATATAAGGTTGTGTTAATTGACAATAAATGATAAATATTCTAATTGTTAAAATAAGGAATTAAAATGGCATCAAGTTATTCTACAGATTTAAAACTAGAGTTAATGGTAACTGGCGAAAACGCTGGTACATGGGGTGATAAAACAAATACAAATTTAAATCTTTTACAACAAGCAATTGCTGGATATCAAGAAGTATCTATTGCAGGAGGTGCTCAAACTACAACTCTTGTAATGTCTAATGCTACTATTTCTAATGCAAGAAATGCAGTTATAAAACTAACAGGCACAATCACAGGAAACCAAATTGTAACAGTTCCAACAGGTATTGAAAAAACATACATTGTATCTAATGGTACAGTAGGTGCATTTACAGTTCAATTTATTCAAGCAAGTGGAACAGGTGTTACTTTTGCAACAACAGATAAATCAACTAAAATATTATTTGCAGATGGTACAAACATTGTAGACACAGGAACAGTTTCAGAAACAGGTATTCAAACTTTAACCAATAAAACATTAACTTCACCTATTATTAATGAAATTGATGATGCAAATAGTAACGAACAAATAAAATTTACAGCAACTGCATCAGCAGTCAATGAATTTACAGTTACAAATGCTGCTACAGGAAATGCTCCTGAAATTTCAGCAACAGGTGGAGATACAAATATAGATTTAAAAATTACACCAAAGGGTTCTGGTAAAGTAGTTTTAGATGGAATTAAATATCCAAATGCAGATGGTTCTGCTAACCAAGTTCTTAAAACAGATGGTTCAGGAAATTTATCCTTTGCAACTCCTAGTGCTGGTTTTTCTGGTGCTACAATAAACAACAATTCTGCTGTTGATATAACATTAACAAGTGCTTCTACTCAGGTTCAAAATATTGCTATGACTGTTGCAGACAAATCAGTTATTCTTCCTGACGCAACAACACTAACTACAGAAGGTAGTCAAGTATATGTAATAACCAATGCTGGTCCTTATACTTTTTATATTAAGAATTCTGATGGTTATGTAATAACAAATGTAACAATAAATCAGTCTAAACAACTAGCTTTAATAGATAATTCTACATCTGGTGGTAAATGGAGTGAAACTACTACAAATATTCCTTTAGCTTGTTCTTCTGTTGTAACTTCAACAGGTGCAGGTGGTTCTACTTGGTTATATTATCCACTTATTAATGGAGTATCAATCTCAAAAATATCATCTACTTCTGCACTAGCAACATATCATAAAGGAACATCTAATAGAGATGTTTATGGTGTTGTTGTTTCTTATTCAGGTTCAACCATTACAGTAAATTCAGAAACACTATTATATAATGGTTCATCAACTACTGCTCAAAATTCACAAGCATGTATGTTAGATTCTACAACTGGATTATTATTTGTTAATAGATCATCAAATAATGTTGCAGTTCCATTTACAATTTCAGGAACAACAATAACAGCAGGAACTACAAGTTCTACATTTGGTGTTGGGCCAACCGCAGAACTTTATTCTCAAATTGGTAGAGTTATTGCTATGACTTCAACAGAAGCATTAATAGCCGAAAGAAATTCTACAACTACTGCCACTTGGACTTTTAGAACTGTAACGCACAATGGTGCTTCTGCACCAACTATTGGTACAGCTTCAAGTGCAGTTACAAATGATTGGACTTATTCTTCACCAGATATGGTAGCCATAGATTCAACAAATGCTTTTGTTTTATATCAAACAGTAACTACTGGTTATACTGTAGCAAGAGTTGTAACAATTAGTGGTGCATCTGCACCAACATTACAAACTGCAAATACAACATCAACAACAAATTTAGGTGTTAATGGTCAAGGTTATTTTCCAGTAAAAATTTCAAGTACAGAATTTATAGCAGTTGGTGGTAATGCAAGTATAAATTACACTGTATCAGGAACTACTGTAACTTATGTAGGAGTTCTATCTTATGAAAATAAGCCTGGTGTTATTAGCTTACCTTTTCAAGCTGGAGATGTATTACTTGGACTTATTGCTGAAAATAATAACTGGTGGATGTATTCTAAATTTGGAAGTTACTATTTACCAAGAACTTTTTATTTTGCAAATTATTTTCCTTTTTTACCATATTCACAACCAACAACTTTTCCAGCTGCGTATGTTGGATTAGATAATAATACTTGGTTTGCAGTTAGAGCTACTAGTTCTACTGTTGTTATGCAATTTGCTATATTAAAATACATAGGTTCATAAAATGAAAAAAATATTAAAAGACCAAAATGGTGGAATATTCGGACCCTTCAATAATATTGAACAAGTAGCAAATGGCTACGTTTGTGATGATGCTTCTTACCAAACAATAGTTACTGGAGAAGTAACAGTTGAACAGGTTGCTGATGATTACACAATACCACAACCTGAAGGAATTGAAATAATAACTCCGCCTAAAAGAACACCTACTATTGAAGAATTACAAAAACAAATAGAAGAGTTACAAAAAAAGTTAATATAGAATAATATATAAACACTATTTAACATCTATCTTTTAAACAATTTTCTAGTATAGTGGCCGATTATGCCACTAAAGAAGATACCGATTAAATCAGGTTTTAACAAACAAGATACCGCAACTGCTGCAGAAGGTCAGTGGATTGATGGAGATTTTGTACGTTTTCGTTATGGCTACCCTGAAAAAATAGGTGGATGGGAAGAAATATTAAATGAAAAATTAGCAGGAGTTGCACGAGCCCAGCACACATGGACAGATTTAGATGGAAATCGTTATGCTGCAATTGGCACAAATAAATTACTTGTAATTTATTTTGGTGGAGAATTTTATGACATTACCCCACTTGGTACAGCGTTAACTTCTTGTACTTATACTTCAACTACAAGTTCAACAACAGTTACAATTACAAAATCAAATCATGGACTTCAAATTGGTGATTATATTAAATTTACAGCAGCAACAACTCCAGGACCAACAACAACAAGTTATACGTCAGCAAGTTTTACTACAAATATATTTGAAGTTTTAACAGTTCCAAATGCAAATACTTTTACAATTACAATGCCGACAGCTGAGACTGGAACAGGTGTTACAACGGGAGGAACTTTAACAGTCGCTCCTTATATTTTTATTGGTCCATTAAATCAAACGATAGGTTATGGTTGGGGAACATCTACTTGGGGTACAGTTGCTTGGGGAGAAGCTTCTGCATCTCCACAAGTTGTATTATCGCCAGGACAATGGTCATTTGATAATTTCGGACAAATATTAATTGCGACCGTTAAAAATGGAAAAACTTATAAATGGGATCCAGAAAATGATGGGCTTCAAACAAGAGCAACTTTAATCGCTGGAGCTCCAACAGCATCTGTTATGACGATTGTCTCTGATAGAGATAGACATTTAATTGCACTTGGAACTGAGACAACAATTGGAACACCATCAACACAAGATCCAATGTTTATAAGATTTTCAAATCAAGAAGACTTTAATACTTGGGCACCCACTGCAACAAATACAGCAGGTACATTTAGATTAGATACAGGTAATTTTATTGTTGGAGCTGTACAAGGAAAAGATTATATATTTATTTTAACAGATCAAGCAGCTTATGTGATGCAATTTGTTGGACCTCCTTTTGTATTTTCAATTAGACAGGTGGGTACAAACTGTGGATGTATTGGTCAACATTCAATAGTCTTTGCACAAGGTGCAATATTCTGGATGGGATTTGGTGGAGGATTCTTTGTTTATGATGGTACAGTTAAACAATTACCTTCTCTTGTTGAAGACTTTGTATTTACAACGGGTGGAGATAATTTAGGAATAAATTATGGTGCATCAGATATTGTCTATGGTTCACATAACAGTTTATATAATGAAGTAATTTGGTTTTATCCAAGTGCAGGTGAATCTCAAATAAATAGATCAGTAGTTTATAACTTTGTTGAAAATACTTGGACTACAATGTCACTTTCTAGAACAACTTATTCAGATGCACAGACATTTGATAAGCCATATGCTACTAAATTTTTACCAACTACAGTTCCAACTTTTCCAACGATTAATGGTGTAACTAATTTAAATGGTGCATCTAGTTATTATGAACATGAAGTAGGTGTTAATGATGTAAGTGCGCTTGGAGTTAAAACAGCTATTCCTGCATATATTGAATCTGGGGACTTTGATTTAGATGTAGAGGGAGATGGCCAGTATTTAATGAAGATAAATAGATTTATTCCAGACTTTAAAATACTAACAGGAAATGCTAAAGTAACTTTATTGTTAAGAAATTATCCATCTCAAACACAAGATAGTCAGATGTTAGGACCTTATACTGTAACTTCATCTACAACTAAGATAGATACTAGAGCAAGAAATAGATTAATGAGTATTAAAGTTGAAAATGAATCTACGGATGAAAATTGGAGATATGGATTATTTAGAGTAGACCTTCAACCTGATGGAAGAAGATAATGGCAAAAATTACAACATACATACCAGAACCAAGTCAAGAGTATTCTGCTGAAAATCAAAGACAAGTTCTACAAGCTTTAGAGACATTAAAAGATCAATTAAACTTTTCTTTCCAAGAAGATTTAAGACAAGAGTTACAAAGATTTACATGGTTTAATATGAGGTTTGGCTGCTAATGAGTTGTGAAAATATAAATGTTGGTAATGGTCAGTTAATTACAATCGGTGGTAATAACGTTGATGCATTCGGAAGATTAAGGGTTTCTGAACCTTTGACTATCTTTGACAGTAAAAGTATTATGTCAAAGAATAATTTATTTGATGAGTCTACTGCAAATGGTGGAAGTGTTACTTATACAGCTAATAAATCTACAGTTAATTTAAATGTAACAGAGGCAGCAAGTTCTAAAACAATAAGACAAACTAAAAGAGTTATGTCTTATCAACCTGGTAAATCATTACTTATTTTTAATACGTTTGTAATGAATACTTTAACTGCAAACCTAAAACAAAAGGTTGGATTATTTGATGCAAATAATGGAATATTTTTTACAGCAGATGGAACAACACTTAAAATAGTAAGACGTACTTATACATCCGGTGCAGCAGTTGATACTGAAATATCACAATCTAGTTGGAATGGAGATACCTTAAATGGAACAGGTGCAAGTGGATTTACATTAGATGCAGCTAAATCCAATATATTATTTATAGATATTGAATGGTTGGGTGTTGGATCTGTTAGAGTTGGATTTGTTATTAATGGTCAATTAATTACAGCACATACTTTTTATAATGCTAATAGTTTAACAACTGTTTATATGCAAACAGCCAATCTTCCAATTCGTTATGAGATTGAAAGAGCTGGAACATTGACGGCTGGAACTTATACATTACAGCAAATATGTTCTTCTTGTATTTCTGAAGGTGGTTATCAACCAGAAGGTGTACAACAAATGATTGGTACAGCTTCTTTAAATGGAGTTAATTTAAGTTCATCTAATACTTTATATAATTTAGCAACAATAAGAATTAGATCATCAAGACCCTATGCTGTGATAATTCCAGCAGGATATGAAACATCCGCTATATCTAATTCTGATTTTGAAGTTGGATTATATTTAAATGCGACTCCATCTAGTGCTTTTTCATATACAAATTATTCAGATAATGTTGAATATGATATAACAGGAACACTAACAATATCAGGGGGTACAAGAATAGCTGGTTCTTTTTTATCAGGTAAAGGTACTTCTCTTGTAACAGCTTCTGAATCTGGTAATTTTAACTTTTCTTATCAACTAGGGCAAACTATTGCAGGTGTATCAGATACATTAACTTTAGCAGGAAAAGGTGCTGCTAATAATGATGATATAGTTGGTTTATTAAAATGGTATGATTTAACATAATGGCAAATTTTTATAAAAACGCATTCTATGATCCAAGCACTACAGCTGCTGTGACTGTATACACATGTCCATCAAATGCTAATGCGATCATTCAAAACATTCAAGTGACTAATGAATCAGGGAGTAAAATATTAAAAGTATCTATTAATGATGATTCAGTATCTACAATTTTTCAAATAGCTTATGCTTCTATAACAGGTCCTACTATTTGTAATTTAGCAAAAGGTCCTATTGTATTAGAAGAAACAGATACCATAAGACTTGAAAGTTCTAATGTTTCTGGTATAAGTGCAACACTTGCAATACTAGAAATAAATAGAGACGACCAGAATGGACAATAAAGAATTTAATATTGAAACTGAAACAGTAACAGTAATAAAAAATAAGAAAACGGGTAAGGTTTATAAAGACGAAGAAGAACTTAAAGCTGCTAACGTTGATCCACAAGATATTAGTAGAGACGTTATAGTTAAAGTTACTAATAAAGGATTAGAAGTATTTAAGAAATTTATGAATGAAAAATGAAACCTAGAGGTGGTACAGAATTACAGTTTGAGTTTTTAGAAAAACATGTAAGCAAAGACTTACTTGATCAGGTACAAATTTGTACATCTGTTCCTGGTAAAGTTCCAATAGATCCAAATAAAGTAAATATACTTTGGCAAAAGAATTCATACGATCAACCAAATTTAGCGCCATGGTTCAAAGACAAATCAAATCATAATAAATATGATTGGTATGTGTTTAATTCACATTGGAATTATGAAAAGTTTAGAATGTATTTTGATATACCAACTGAAAGATCTATTGTTATAAAGAATGGTGTATTACCAATTGTTCCAAGAACTAGACATGTAAAAGGTGATCCTATTAAACTTATATTTCATCCAACTCCATGGAGAGGTTTGAATGTAATTCTAGCTGCAATGCAACTTGTTAAAAATCCTCTTATTAGTTTAGATGTTTATTCATCAACTGAAGTATATGGAGATGCATTTAAACAAGCTAATGATGATGCATATAAAGAGTTATATGACCAGGCTAAATCTTTATCTAATGTAAATTATATTGGTTACAAGCCTCATGAATATATAAGAGAGAACTTACACAAATATCATATCTTTGCTTTTCCAAGTATCTGGGAAGAAACATTTTGTATATCAGCGCTAGAGGCAATGGCAGCTGGTCTTTATTGTATCACAACTGATTATGGTGCTTTATATGAAACAGGTGCAGAGTTCATTACATATGTTCCGTATGAGAAATCATTTACAAGTTTAGCGCACAAGTTTGCATATGCAATTGAACATGCGGCGGGGACCTTGGATCATCCGTCAATTAGACAACATTTAGATATGCAAATAGATTACACAAATAGATTTTATAATTGGAATAAGATTGGTTATGCATGGACTAAGTTTTTAGAAGGAGCTATTAATGCAAGACGCAAGTAAACCTATTTGGTTTAAAAAAGAAGAAGTAAATACTAATGAAAATGTTAAAATAGATTCAGGTGATCTTGATTTTAAAAAGATAAAGTTATTGGTTGCAACGCCAGTTCATTCTGAAGTATCTATTCATTACACAGAATCATTATTAACATTACAGGGAATGGGTCATTCATTAGGACTTGTAATAGATTTTTTATTATTAAAATCATCATTAGTTACACAAGGAAGAAATTTATGTGTAGCTAATTTTTTAAATAAGAAAGAATATACACATATGTTATTTATAGATGGTGATATATCTTTTGATCCATCTTCTGTAGTTAAATTATTAAAGTGTGATAAAGATGTTGTTTCAATTCCATATCCAATGAAAACTATTAATTGGAACAAGGTACATAGTAGGATTCAAGATGAAAAAAATATTAATGTAGAAGATTTATCTAAGTCTGGTTTTACATATCCAATAAAAGTTGAAGATCAAACTAACATAAATGTAAGTAAAGGAGTTATGGAAGTAACACATGCTCCAACTGGATTTATGCTTATTAAAAAAGAAACTATTTTAAAGATGGTTGAAAAATATCCACACCTTAAAATTAAACAGCCTACTATATTAAATGGTGAGCCAAGAGATTCTGAAAATCTATGGAACTTCTTTGATACTTGGTTTGATGAAAAAACAAATAAGTATTATGGAGAAGATTTTGCATTCTGTCAAAAATGGAGAGATATTGGTGGAAAATGCTATTGTTATGTAGATGAATTTATCACTCATGTTGGAGAGTATTCTTTTGAAGGTAAATTTATGGATGAATTGATAAACTCAAGAAAGATTGACGAATCCACTAAAAACAAGTAAACTATACTGTTTCCAGGATAAATATGCCTGCCTCAAAGATGTTAGATGATTTAAAAACTATCTTATCTTTATACCGACAATTTGATCGCTATAATAAAAACACAGATAAAGAGTTATTATTTTATATTCTACCTTCTTATGAATTAAATCAATACAAGATACATAAACAAGGAGAAGAAGTGATCGCATTTACCAACTGGGCTTTCTTAGATAAAAACGCTGAAAAACAATTCATTTTAACAGGTAAAATAAATCCAAACGATTGGAAAAGTGGTGATAATGTATGGCATTGTGATGTTATTTGTGTTAAAAATCTTAAAAAAGTTATGTCTTGGATTAAACAATATTATACGAATTTATTAGGAACAAACAGATCTGTTAATTGGTTACGCATATCCGATGATGGAAAAGTTTATAAAGTAACAAAAACATTGACTAAGGAGCATTATAAATAATGGGTGGTGTAGTAGATACAGTAAGTGATGTATTTGGAGGAGCAGCTGACTTCGTTGGAGATGTAGTTGGTGGTGTTGGTGATTTTGTAGGAGATGTTGCTTCTAATATTGATATTGAAGATGCTGTTAAAGCATATGTAATGTCAGGAGGAAATCCTTATGCTGCAGCATTTGCTGCAACTGATTTCGATGAAGAGTTAGGATTTAATCCAGCATCATTCTATGACCCTGTTTCAGGAGGATTTAGTTTTGCACCAGGGAACGTACCAGGAGGCGGCGGGTATGGTGGTGGATTTATAAAAACAGGAATTGATAGTTTAGATCAAGCGCTTAGCGTTGCAAAATCAGGATATGATCTTTATAATTTATATGATCAAAAACAACAACCAGCACAACAACCAATACCTTCATTAACTTATCAACAAACTAGTAGTGGTGATCAAGTTGATCCAAATGCTTTTGGTAAAGGATTACAATATTCATTTATAGCAGGTCTTCCTGAATTAGGAGATATCACAAGTATTATAACTAAATCTGTTTCTGGACTTGGAAACATTTTAATGAGTGCTTTTGGATCAGATAATTTATCTGAAGTAATTAAGAAATATGGACCAGCGGTTCTTTCTGTAATTGGTGGAAAACTATCTTATGATGATCAAAAAAGAATTAATGACATCGTAATGGGTGTATATAATAAATATAATGTTGGTACAGAATTAAAAAAATTACAATATAGAACAGGAGAAGGATTAGCGTCATTACCTGTATTTAGAAGCACAAAACAATTAGGATCTCAAACAACACCAACTGCTCCGCAAAGAACAGCGGCCGATGTAGTTGTTAGACCAAAAGCTCAAATGGGCGGAATAATGGAAATGCAACCACTATCCCCAATGCAACCTGCTATGCAATCAGCAATGTATACTCCATTAGAAAATAATTATTTTAATGGAAAACCTATG